GAAAATGCTTTTGGTAAAGGTGCGGAGAGCAAAAACGAGCATGATCCATCTAAGATGGAAAGTTCAGCGATAGAAAGATTACCACAGCCAACAGGCTATCGTGTTCTCATTATTCCCTATTATCCTAGTGAAAAAACAAAAGGTGGCATTATTGTTCCCGATGCAATTCGTGATCGTGAATCCTTTGCTACTGTAGCGGCTTATGTCGTTAAGCTAGGTCCAGACGCATATAAAGATTCCCAAAAGTTCCCAAATGGTCCTTGGTGTAATGAAAAGGATTGGGTTCTTATAGGAAGATATGCTGGAAATAGGTTTAAAGTGGAAGGTCTTGAGGTAAGAATCATAAATGACGATAATATTATTGCGACGATTCTTGACCCCAAAGACATTTCATATGTATAAGTGAAGGGAGAACAAGGAAATGTCTATGTCTGAAGATATTCGTGAAAACGAAAAGGTTGAGGAAAATACATCTGTAGAACTTGATGATGATCAAGATACAGTTGAGGCTTCTTCAGACGACTCCAAAGAAGAAACCCGAACAAATGTTCAAGATAAGTCTTCTGGAGATGAAGAATTAGATAATTATAGTCAATCTGTTCAAAAACGTATTAGAGAATTAACTGCGAAAAGACATGCTGCTGCTGAAGAAGCGCAGGCGGCTGTTCAGTATGCTCAAAACATGCAACAAGAAAACGCTCAGATGAAACAGCGTTTGCAGCAAATGAGCGTTGGCTACAATACTGAAACAGAAGGAAGATTGAAGGCTCAAGAGTCTCAGGCTAAACGTGCTTTAGCTGAAGCTATGGAGGCAGGCGATTATGAAAAGGTTGCCGATGCTCAAGAAGCCATTTCAAAGATTGCTATAGCTAAAGAGCGTGTACGCGTTCAAAAAGCAAAAATTGCGAAACAACAGCAGGTTGAAAAACAGCAAGCACAAGTTGCTCAACAGCAACGTCAACAACCACAACAACAGCAGGCGGCTACACAACAAGCCCCCGATCCAAAATTGCAGAGTTGGTTGGGTAAGAATGAGTGGTTTGGTCAAGATCGACTAATGACTCGTGCTGCACAAGCAATTCATGAACAATTAGTATTAGAGGAAGGCTACGACCCTACTGGTGACGATTATTATAAAGAAATCGACACTCGTATGCGTACAGAAATGCCTCAAAAGTTTAAGGAGAAACGGTCCAACGCTCAGACTGTTGCTCCCGCGTCTGGAAACGGACGGTCAGTGAAATCAGGGCGGAAGAAATCGGTGGAATTAACGCCGGGTCAAGTGGCGTTTGCCAAAAAAATGCGTATCCCATTAGATAGATATGCAAAAGAAGTTGCTCGTTTAGAGCAAAGACAGGAGTAATTGATATGGCTAATAGGACATCACGCGAAGTAGAATCGCGGGAGCGCAAAGAGCGCGTAACAGAATGGCGTCCCGGTTCAGCCTTGGATGCCCCTGAACCCCCCATCGGATATGTTCATCGTTGGATTCGTGAATCTGTGATGGAATTTGATGACAAGACAAACGTTCATAAGAAACGGCAAGAAGGCTGGGACCTCGTTCGCGCAGAGGATTACCCAGATTGGATCGGACCTGTAGTAGACGAAGGGCGTAACGCTGGTGTCATTGGCAACGGCGGACTTGTTCTCGCACGAATGCCCGTCGAATTGGTTCAGCAGCGGAAAGATCACTATAAAGGTGTAACTAAAAATCAAATGGATGCAGTGGATAATGATTGGATGCAAGAAAACAATCCAATTATGCCGAAACTTGCTCCTCAACGTAAATCTTCTGTCTCGTTCGGCTCTGGTCGAAAGGGCGGATAATCTGAAGGAAACTAAAAATGGCTAATCAAGACGCCTCTTTTGGTCTTCGTCCAGTTCGTACAAGTATTAGTTCGCAGCAGCAAAATCGCTACCGAATTGCTTCAGGCTATGGAACTGCCATCTTCCAAGGCGACATGGTCGCAATGGTAACAGGTGGTGGCATTGAGCGTGTCGCAGCAGGTGGATCAGGGTTTATCCTTGGTGTGTTTAACGGCTGCTTCTATACTGACCCAACAACTGGCAAGCCCACTTTTGCTAATAGCTACCCCGGTAGCATTTCTGCATCTGACATCATGGCTAATATTATTGATGATCCGGGTGCAACATTCGAAATTCAAGCTAATGCAGCAATGCCTGTTGCAGATTTAGCGGGTAATTTCGACATTGTTGATCAATCTCCTGTAGGTGATACCACATCTGGTACATCTCGTTTGGAGCTTGCTGTATCAACTGGTGCAACAACTGCAACATTGCCGTTGAAAGCCATAGATATTTCTCAAGACCCTGAGAACAGCGATGTTTCATCGGCAAACACTAACGTGATTGTCAAAATTAATAACCATCTGTTCAGTGGTGGAACCACTGGCTTGGCATAAGGAGATTGAGTTATGGCTATTTCACGCTCCCAACTCGTCAAAGAACTTGAGCCGGGCCTGAACGCTCTATTCGGTATGGAATATGACCGATATGAGAATCAACACGCAGAAATCTTTGATACGGAAACATCTGACCGTGCTTTTGAAGAAGAAGTTATGTTGGTCGGATTTGGGAATGCTCCCACAAAATCTGAAGGTTCTGGCGTCGAGTTCGACAGTGCAAATGAAGCGTATACTGCTCGTTATTCACACGAAACAGTTGCTCTTGCTTTCGCACTGACTGAAGAAGCAATCGAAGACAACCTGTATGATCGTCTTGGTGCGCGTTATACGAAGGCGCTTGCGCGTTCTATGGCACACACAAAGCAGGTCAAAGCGGCTGCTGTTCTAAACAATGCGTTTGACAGCAACTTTGCAGGTGGCGATGGTAAGGAACTTTGCGCAACTGATCACCCACTATCTGGTGGTGGTACGTTCCGTAATGAACCGTCAACCGCAGCAGACTTAAACGAAACTTCGCTTGAGAATGCTTTGATTGACATCTCTACTTTCGTCGATGAGCGCAATATGATTATTGCTCTGCGCGGCACCAAGTTGATTATCCCACCACAACTGCAATTCGTTGCAGATCGTTTGTTGGAATCAACATTGCGTGTTGGCACAGCCGATAATGATGTAAACGCGATTCGAAACATGGGTATGATTTCAGAAGGTTATACAATTAACCATTTCTTAACAGACCCAGATGCGTTCTTCTTAAAGACTGACGCGCCTAACGGATTTAAGCACTTTGAGCGTTCTCCAATGAGAACAAACATGGAAGCTGACTTCGATACAGGCAACATGCGCTTTAAGGCCCGTGAACGTTATAGCTTTGGCTTTAGCGACCCACGCGCAGTATTCGGTTCTCCGGGTGCATAAAATGTGATACAGTGAGGTTATCCTCCCTGTAAACTTTAGGGGGCTGCTTCGGTAGCCCCTTTCTTTTTTTATAATTTATGTTATGCTTGATTTATCCCTGACAGTTGCATGGTGCGACTGACTAACCCAAGACAGGAGATTGACATGGGTACTACAACATTTAACGGACCAGTTCGGTCTGAAAACGGTTTTGAAACCGTATCTAAAAATGCGACTACTGGCGCTATTACAATTACCAGTGGATCAAAAATGGGAACTGAAGCTGCTGGCGGTGCTGGCATTGAAGGAACTGCTGCTGTTTACATTACGCAAGTAGAGCGTTTAAAAAGCGATACTGCAACAAACGTTAACATCGTAAAAACAACTATTATGATTGATCTTACTGGTTTGCGTTCAACTGCGGCTGGTGACATCATTGGTAAAGATGGCTCTGGAGTTGCTTATATTGGTCGCGTTACAACGGCAAATCAAGGTACAGTATTCGGCGTAACTATGATGTGCCTTGAAACTCCAGCAGGCGGTGATCCAGACATTAATCTGCATTCTGCTACTGAAGCTACAGGTGTTGAAGATACGCCTATTTCTGATTTAACTGAGACTTTGATTATTGACTCAGGTGATTTGTCAGCAGGTAGTTTGGTCGCTGGTGGCGATATTGCAGCAGATCAATATCTTTACTTAACTGCGGGTGCAACAACAGATGCAGATTATACAGCGGGTAGATTACTTATTACAATCACTGGCTATGACGTTGCTTCTTAACCTAACATAAGGAGTAATTAACATGGCAGATGCTGTAGCTACACAAACTCTTTTGGACGGCGAAAAAATGGTCGTTCAAAAATTTACCAATGTTTCTGATGGATCAGGTGAATCTGAGGTTGTTAAAGTAGATGTTAGCGCACTTGTTGCTAACGCTCGTGGTCAAGCGTGTACTGGAGTTGTCATCGAAAAAATTTGGTGGCAGTGTATTGGTATGAAAGTTCAGATTTTGTGGAATGCTACTACCAATGTATTTTGTATAGAATTAGGTGAAAACCAAAGCGGCAATCACGACTATACAGCTTTTGGTGGCCTAATTAATAATTCTGGAAGTGGTAAAGATGGAGATGTTCTTTTCACAACAGTTGGTCACACAAGCGCAGACACTTACACAATCATAATGTCTATGCGGAAAGAGTATGGCTAAACGTTCTGACAAAATGCCGAAGCGCAATAAAAAGAATTTCCGT